GGAACTTATCACGGATATCTTTAGCGTAATAACTACCGTCCCTCGGTTCCCAGTACTCCTCCAGAATATATTCTCCAGAGTCACTAATTTTGAACGTGATGGCAGTAGGTACATAACTGCCGCCCACGGTCTCCAGTGCGCCGCCATAGGTGCTATATTTCACGTGATGCACCAGAATATATGCAGTAACCTTTTCCGCATGGTCATCCGCACCAAACAGCGGTGTTCCACTCACTACCTCATTAGCCAGAAGAACATGACTTTCTGCATGGATTAGACCATCTGGTTTATCGCTGCGGTAGTGCTCCAGTATTGCAGTGGAGATGGCGGCATCGAGAGGGTCTACCTTCGGTTCTGCCCAATATCGGATACCGAATTTATCCAGAGCAGCAAGGGTTGCTCTGCCGCTATTCAACGCAGCCTTAATATCCTCTTGTGTCCCATCAGTATAACGGACAATGATATGCTGGCTGTACAAGCCGCCAATGAAGTATTCGTTGACCTCATCCTCGTAAATCTTTTCAACGGCTGTGTCATAGGCAAAGTTAGGATCATCGGTTGGATTGATGATCTCAAGAATGGCATCGTGGGGTATACTCTGCGCAACCATCTGGATGCACTCATCTTGGAATGTCAACCTTCCAGAAGCTACAACATCTCCTCCTATATGATTACTTTTATCAACATACAGCTGACCGTCACTTTCATTTTGCCAGAGCGTATAGTCAAATACTCCTCGGTCTTCTAAGCTGTAGCTTACCCCGTTTGCATAATCATAGATGATGACACGGTTATCAATCATGCCAGATCCCCAACTGATCGTAGAACACAACTCCGGCAAACCGTCACCAGTAAGATCGCAAAAGTAAGTGTTCCAAATGGGCATTCCGGTATACAATGAAGTGGTTTCGTTGCCTACAACCGCTTCCATTGTTGCGTAAGACCAACGGAAGGTTACATCCGAAAACTCGGGGAGGTTGATTTCGAGGCTACCGTCCCATTTCATTTCATCGGGGGCAACAAGATAATCAAACCACTTTGTTACAACCGACACTGGCTCTACAACATCACCAATTCTGGCTCCGAAGCAGAGTAAGTCTCCTGCTTCAGAGTGAAGCGTTACAATATAGTCGTGACCGTATTTGGCATTCTGGAAAAGATAAGTTTGCGGAGAAAGACCGGAGGGGCGCATAAAGTCAAGAGACTCCATCGTTTCTGCATCATAAATACTGTACCATCCATACTGTTCCTTGCCATCGCAGAGAATTGTGAAAGGAACAGTATCATCTGGTCCCGGGGCAATGTCCAACCACTGGACGCTATCTTTCATATCAGAAAGCGGCGTACCGACCGAGAACACAACAACAGGGATTACATTTTCACCAGAAGTTGCTACAATGCCGGTGTCCTCATTCAAATCGTAGGCCAACTTAAACAGCCACCGGATATTCGTGTCATCTGAGTCGGGATCATCCTTTTCTGAATAATCGTAGTATCCGTAAGCGAGATACACTTCACCGTTTTTCTGCTGCAAGACATAATATAGGACATCCTGATTATAGATGAGGGTCCAGGCATTGGCAGTATTCTTACGAATTGTAGATGCCGTTTCTTTTCCGAACCAATTTCCTTTGCTAAAAAACAGTTCATCAAAGGTCTCTTTCGTCAATTTTGTTTCTTCAAGCGTACCAAGAACGATCCATTCATTATCGGAGGAATGCTCATCTTTGGACATAAGTTGCATACTATCTGTAATTGCATATACAGGCGTGTTCTGCTGTGCTACCATCGAAAAACTCATCCCGGACGTCTCATAGGTGACCTCTACTACACCATAACTGTGGGAATGAATGAGAGGTAACACATCAGAATCGTCATTTCTCGGATTTGTTAGAAAGCACACCGCAACTACCATACAGGTGATTACAGCCAGAAGCACGATCCAGAATGCGGGTTTCCTATAGTTCATCACAGACTTCACACGTTCCTTTACTCCGACCTCACCAAAGGCCAGAGGACAGGCTGCGATCATGCGGCGATTGACACTGCAAGCCACAAGCGCCTGGGTGTAGTCTGCTCTCTGCTCATTGCCCAACTCCTTGATGACCTTTTCATCACAGGCAAGCTCAATATCACGGCACAGTAACACATAGGCCAACCACATCAGAGGATTGAACCAGTGGATGGTCAGCAGCAGAAATCCGAGGGGCTTCCACCAGTGGTCTCTACGGCGAATATGTGCCTGCTCATGTGCAACCACATGACCCAGATCCTGCTCATCCATTTTATAAGGAAGATAGACCTTTGGCTTAATAATACCCAGAACAAAGGGAGAACCAACATTTTCGCTCTGGTAGATGTTATCTCGGAGAATAACTGCCTCGCTGACTTTGCCTCGTAGACGCCAGTAACTGACTGCGGTATACAGAAGAAGAACAGCGACACCGATTATCCAAATCGTACCCAAAATCGGAATCCAAATCTGAAGCGGGTTTGCGCTGGCCCCCGGTGCAGGAGCGAATGATTCGCCAATTACAGGATTGATCACGCTGTTGATAACAGGAATGCCAGTATGCACTGATGGCGTTTGATCCATCATAATAGTCGGACTGATTGTTTCAGCACTTGGAATAAGACTCAGTGCGCTCTCAAAGGAAAATGGGCATACCAGCCGCACCGCCACAATGCCCCAGAGCAAAACATTTACCCACTTGGGCGCTTTCTTGAATAAGAGCCGGAGTAATAGCACAGCAAGGACAAGCCAACTGGCTGATATACTCATATTAATGATTTTCAAAAAGAGTTCGTTCATTGCGATCCTCCTTTTCTGATGCGGTCAATCATGCGCTGTACCTCATCAAGTTCATCATCGGACATATCCTGGTGCTTTGTAAAGGCGGCGATGAAAGCAGGCAGCGAACCTTCAAATTTTTTCTCGACCAGTTCGTCAATCTCATACGCCTGTGCTTCGTCCTTGGAAACGAGTGAGGTGATAGCACCGCCCTCATTCTTCAGAACGCCTCGCTCACCGAGACGCTTGATAACAGTGTATGTGGTGGTTCTTTTCCAACCCAACTGTTCCTGACACAATTTTACAAGTTCAACAGCAGTTACAGGTTCATGTTCCCACATAATCAAACAAAAACGATACTCGCTTTCGTGAATCTTCGGTGTATCCATAAGAAAACCTCCTGTCTAATGGTGTAGACCTTACGCTTATAGTCTACACCATTAGACAGGAGATGTCAATAGAGTTCATGGAATTGTTACAAAACGGTACGAAAAAAGCCGGAGCAGTTACGCTCCGACCTTGATTTCCGTGCCGTTCTGGAAAACAAATGTGATTTGTCCATCCTTGTGAACACTGGCCTTTTCAATCATAACCGTCCAGATGGTGTCGTTCCAGTCATGCATCACTTCCGGCTGTTTCTTGAGGGTGCGGATGTAAAGTGCCATCTTTTTGTCCTGTTGGCTTCGGGCGGTGCGTAGGCTTTGCAACCGCTCCAGTTCCGCAGCCGCCTTCTCGTACCGTTCGGTGAGGGCCTCGTACTTTTTAAGGTAGGCTTCCTGGGACTGTGCCGTGGATGCGTTTTCCTTGACTGCCGCTTTGACCAGTTCGGCAACCACCTGGGTCTCTTCAAGCTGCCGTTCAATGTCGGCATCCAGTGTTCCGAAATCCATCAGCCGCGCACGCCACGCTTCACATTGCTTTATGATCTGCACCCGATCCTGCATCATCAGATTGTAGGCTTTTATGAAAAGCCGCTGTATGGTTTCGGTGTCCACTACGGGAGTGTGGCAGCGTTCCTCGTTGGCGAATTTGCCGTTACACTGCCAAATGGTACGGCGGTATTGGTCGGTGGAGTGCCAGACCTTTGGACCGAAGAAGGCTCCGCAATCCTCGCAGACCAGTTTGGCAGAAAGGACGCTTTTGCCGCTGTAGGCTTTGCCCAGGGTCTTCCGTCTGGCAAACTCCGCCTGCACCTGCTCCCATTCGTCCGGCTCAATGATGGCGGGATGACTGCCCGTCACATAATACTGCGGCACCTCACCCTCATTAGGCTTCATTTTCTTTTCCAGAAAATCCACCGTGAATTTCTTCTGGAGCAGTGCATCACCCTTGTATTTCTCGTTCTGTAGGATACTGGTAATCGTGGTCTTGCTCCATGTCTGCTTGCCGCCCGGTGATGGGATGCCCAATTCCTCCAGGTACTTGCAGATGCCTGCCTGGGTCTTGCCCTCAAGGAAAAGCCCATAAATCAGCTTTACGACCCTTGCTTCGCTTTCGACAACCGCAGGCCGTCCGTCCTCGCCCTTTTCATACCCGAGAAAACGTTTGTACGGCAGATGCACTTTGCCATCGGAGAAGCTCTTGCGCTGTCCCCAGGTGATGTTTTCGGAAATGTTGCGGCTTTCTTCCTGCGCCAGTGAGGACATGATGGTGATGAGCAATTCGCCCTTGCCGTCAAAGGTGTAGATGCCCTCTTTTTCAAAGTAGCACTCCACGCCGTTCTCTTTCAGCTTTCGGATGGTGACCAGGCTGTCGACCGTATTTCTCGCAAATCGGCTGACCGACTTGGTAACGATGAGATCAATTTTGCCGTCCAGGGCATCGGTGATCATTTCTTTGAAACCCTCACGGCGCTTGGTGTTAGTGCCGGAAATACCCTCGTCCGTATAGACTTTTACGAACTCCCATTCCGGCTTGGACTGTATGAACTTGGTGTAATAATCAACCTGCGCCTCATAACTGGTGAACTGCTCATCGCTGTCGGTGGAAACACGGGCGTATCCGGCGACACGTCTTTTCCGTGCTGCTACCGAAGGCAGGTGCGTCAGTGGGTTTATGGTTGCGGGTATCATTGTAACTTTAGGCATTCTGATTCCTCCTTTCCAGGGCTTTCTGACGGGCGGTTGCTTTCTTCTCATCTGTCCAACTTTCCGTCCTGGAACGGTCTTGTCATCGTTTAACGCATTCTTTGCCGTCGGCATAAAGAAATACCAGTTGATTTCCATTCTCCACTCTTACTCCCGTT